GTTCAATTTATTGTTTGTTGTTTTAAAATTTTTATTGCAGCAACATTCACTAATGTTGTTAATAGATACTCACAAAAATATAATCAAATTATATAAAAAATCATGTGTTCACTATTAATATTTCACTGCGGGGTTCTTAGAATAAGAACTCCCAAGCTTTTTCAAGCATGCCTGTAACAGCATGTTCTACAAAGCCACCTCCCTTAGAAGAGGGTTTTGATGGTACGGCATGATCTGGTTGTCCAGAATCCATAATGCGCAACTTGCCCATAGAATATGTCAAGTCAGCCATTCCTTGTTGATTAGGCCTAGCTATACCAGGATTTATAAGGTTTACTCCTTTCCTTTCGTAATGAGCGTATATTTCCCACTCAAATTTTTGTGCTCCTCCTGTTGCGATGTAAATTCCCAAGTTGTATGGGTTATCCAAACTTTGTCCAGAATCCTGATCCCCACCTTCATAAATACTTAGTATACTGTTACTATCACCATAGATCAACCATTGCCAGTTGTAATCCAAGGGATCAGTAATGTGACGTGTAACAGCATGTAAGTAATCATTCTGATAGGGGTATTCCTTATAAGATTGTTTTTCAATTTGCACAGGTGTATATCCATCCAAAGGTTGTTCCCTAGGAACAGATTGAATTGTGTAAACGACACCTGAAGATTGAAATACTGTTGATAAGTTCCTTACCCTTATACCAACAGCCACAGGACGAAAGGCATTTTGATTATTCTGATCATTCCCTGTCAAAAAAGTTGAAGCTGCAAATGGTGATCCTGATGTATAAAACACACCAGACACCATCATATCATCCCCTGAACTACCTGTTAGATCTGAAGTGCAGATAGATTTTTGATCGTTTGCGACCATTAACCCAACTGAACATGTGACCCAACCATTTCCATTACTATTAGTTGTAGCTATTCCTTTGGTCGTGACAAGAAATGTATCTGTCACTGAATTAGAGTTATCCTTTAGCCTTATGCCCTTAGAACCCCTGTTAAAAGGATTCATCATAGTTATTGCTAAGTTTCCTAATTCCTTGTCTTGTTTGAGATGATTAGAGATTTTTCCAACCTTTCCACTCTTTCCACTAGATTTCTTATTGTTTCTTTTAGATCGTCTAGATCCTTTTCTTCCTTTGTTAGCATTCTCTTGTGGGGGTTTGACCACGTAGACAACTTTGGTCTTATTTCTATTACCTCTATTTCTTCTACGGCCCTTATTTTGGGATAAAGGGACTTTTGTTGTTGTAATAACGTTCTTTCCATTCATATATGGTATTTTAATCAGGCCTCCTCGGAGTTTAAATACCTAATCATCGAAACGCATATACGAGTTATATTTATTATAAATTTCCTGATAGCTTATAAAACAGTTTGCATAGACTTCATGACTGATTTCTCCTTCCTCATACATAATAGATAAAATGTTACAAAAGTATGTGTACGTGGAGTAATCAACCAGACATCGCATCAAACCTGCTATACGTTGAGCTTCTGCATTTGGGTCATACGATTTAGACCTGACCTTACGTAGTCTATACACTGCCATTACCTTCTCCTCTGAGTGGCGTATATAGGGGTAAAACATAAGGGAACAGAAATCAGCCTGTTCTTTTGGAATTGGTTTTCCAGCCCATTCAATTTTAGCATGTATGGAACTTAAGTTCAAATCTGAATATCTAGAAGACATAACTAAATCATCACCATTAATAATAATAACATTATCGAGTAAAATAGTATTGAGATTGTATTGGTAATTCTCAAGTATCATATAATAACGCCATAAAATATTAATAACGATGGTTAAATAGTCCCCAGAACCTAAACCCCTTGGACATACATAAAGTTCACCATTAACATTAATTAACTTGTTAATCGAATTAAATCTAACGTTTTCAAATAAGAATTCATAACTTTCATCAGGAAAAGCAATCTTCTCCTTAATCTTGTTATAAACCAAATCAATGAATTGTGCTGAAACAGACGAGTCTTGAGCACTAGTATCAGTACAATACCAATGTGGAAATCTCTCAAGTTGCTCCTTATAATAAGCCATAGCTCCACTTTGCATAGGGTCTCCTACAGCTGATGGTAATCCAACATTTGCAAAGGAATTATGAACGAATTGCCTAAAAAATTCTCCCATGGTCATAGTAGCAGTTAATGTGTGCTCTGGTGGAAATGAAGTAAAAAACCTAGGAGTCTTTCCCTTAACTCTGACTTCATCTTTCTGACTACCATTTATTAGACAAAATACATTTTGTTTTGATGCAATATCAATGTACCCTTTAAAATAATTATGTATGAGGGGATCTCTCCTAGAGAAAATTTTACCTTCCTTGGCTCCCATACCTATGGATTTCGACAAATCCAAACTTTCAAAAGCTTCTTCATAAGATAGCACACCACATGTTGTTATATGCGAAAAGAAAGTGTCAATAGCTTTTTCAGCTAAATCATAATTCAATTCGGGGTGTGGTACGTCATACTTTCTAAATCTTTCAATAAAATCATCCAACTTACCCAATTTAGCTATTTCATAACCATCACCCAATTGTGAGTGTAGCATTACTTCAACTAAATCTGACATCTCCCCAGTATACTGAGAATAAGCATTGAACTTTCTGTTCCCTAATGAGCCATAAAACTCTATATGGTCAAAAGAAAACTTCGGTTTCTTATTCATCACCTGAAGAGGAGGATAAGCTGGGACACTTAGAAAGCTGTAACTCCTTTATTTCTAAAAAAATCGATATGTTCAGATAGAATAGGTAATCCAAATAGTCCTTTGGTAACAGAGCTAGAAACATCTTTCCCCGCATGAATTCCTATCAATTGGCCATTCGAATTAAGAATCATGCCACCGCAATCTCCTTTAACAGAATCACCATTCCATCTCAAAAAACCTGCATTATCCTTTGTTATCGAGGATAATTGTAAATACTTATGAGTATCACCTCCAAAGACTACACCGTCAACTGTTCCTGTATGAGCAACCATCTTGCAGGTTTGATAGGAGATGTTACTCTCCAATTCATATAGGCATAATTGATCAAATGAGGGTCCTTGTAAATTGGTTACTTTTATAATTGGGACAACTCTAGTACTAGTTCTTCCTAAAGATTGACTGATAAAATTTACTTTACCATAGTGTACGCAACCTAACACAAACTTAGGACTTATCAAAACCCCATGAGCAACCATATACTTATCTGAATTCAACACTGCTACAATGTTCTCAGACAACTTATTGGCTATCTTAGCATGAGACTCTTTATTACCTTTCTTGGCTAATCGAATTTGCGAAGATAATTTCTTCCTTTCGGCAACTCTCTTCTCTTTGGCTTTCTTATCAAATTCAATAATTCTCTTACCTTTGACTTCTTTTACAGTTGGTACAAAAACCTTAGAACCTTTATCTTTCAAATAAAGTGCCATTTCATGCATTAACCTATGATAATTAGCAGATGAATGGTGTTCCCAATTAAATCTCTTAACTTGTTTCCAATCTTGTGTGTTGACCCATTGATTAGCTCCTTTAATCATTCTTCCTCCTTTACCTTTACCATGCCAGAAATCCTGATCAACTTCTTGATGGTATGACTTATTATTCTTATAGTCATTATTCCATTTTTTAGCAGAACCATCTCTCTGATTTAAATCTCTCATACAGGCATAAGCACATTCATACTCATCCTCATAGACGTTTCCATCATAATCAGTTAGATCATATAAATCATTTTGAGAAATAAAATTAGTAACAGACCCGTATTCATCAATTATCTGACCATGTACATAGAGGTCATATTGTCTTTGCCTATCCGTTAATTCATCCTCATCATGTTCCTGACGATATTTCTCATCTTTTTCATGATCATATTCTGGGTCTTGGTCATAATTTATATAAGGTTTATCTACTCCCAATCTAGTTCCAGATTGTGATTGCTTCTTTTCTTTAGCTTCTTTCCTCCTTTGTTTTCTACGAGCATTCTTTTCATTGTTCTTTATAGCTTTATTAACTTTTTCAATAGAATCCATAGCATCTTTGTTTATATCAAATTTTTCCTTAGGGATAGGTGTATTCTTAATAAATTCCTCTTTCTCTTTCATAGCATGACTCTCATTAGCTTTCACAAAACAAGAATCACACTTCAAATGAGTCTTAAATGCAGGGCGAAAGTCTTTCTTACATGTATCACATTCCTTCTTAAATTTTTGCTTACAGTTAGAACATGAATCAACGTCAGACACTTTCAATTTACTTTTACAAGCCCAGCATTTCTTGAGAATAGTTTTAAACAACTTTACTTGGTGTACAGGTTTTTTTGCTTGTGATTCTATTTTAGGTTGAGTTTCAATTATAGGGTCTTTAACAATCTCAGAAGCATGATTAACTTTATAATCTTTAGCCACTTTTACTTCTGATTTCCCATAATTTGGCCTATAAAATCTTTTAGGATATTTAACTGTGGAATAAGCAGCTAAGTTGATGGATTCAATGAATACACAAACTGCCCCAACAGCAGTGGACATCCCAACCACAGAAGCATTCAATACATCAAATATACCAATGACTTCTTCAGAAGGATTTTCATCAAATTTCTTTTTATCAATTTCCTTAACATCTTTCTTTTCTCCTTTCTTAGCCCCTTTCACTTCAGGTTTCTTAAAGATTTGTTTCCATGCACTCCCTAGAAGTAAAGATCCAAACATTAAAGGTATGGTATTATTAGAAATAGCACCTAAAACTCCTTCAATTGGAAAAACTGTATATAATGGTTGTATATTCTCCTCCTTGGGGGTATTATTATAAAAAGCTACTGCATGCTCCATCAATTTTGAGTAATTAACTACGAGAACTACAAATGCTGCACCTAGACCAAAAATCGCTGGTTCCTTCAAACCTGCTTTTAATAATCTAAGTATAAACATTTTAACAGATTTAAAAATCACTGTCATGTAAGAAAACTCTCCTTCCGGAACTAATGTCAATAAATTTTCAGCACCAATCAAAAGCTCCACTAATTTCTTAGCAGCTGCTCCCAAAATGCCTTCAGTTTTAAAAATTTTATTAATCATTTTTTCCTCATCAGATTGTTTACTTAAAGGTTCATTCTGATCCAAAATTATAAACTCATTTTCTGTAACAATGGGATCGGTACATCCCAATTTTTTCCTGCACCAATCATTTATTTCTTTACAGGTTTTATTGTAGGTGCGGCTGGTAGCATTCCATTTTTTCCCAATTTCAGCATCTCTTACATAATCACCTAGTTTCTTTTTAATAGTGCTGGATATTCCTTTACCCTTAGCGAGTAAAGTACTCTTGTTAACATGCAAGAGAGTAGGTTGGTCGGATTCCCCGTCTTCCTTATGTTTTCTATAGAGAAGTTTAAGTGTCTCAAATTTGAGTTGTATCTTGCCCAAAACTTCCTTAAAGAAGCCTTCTGACTTTGTATCAACCAAGCCACTGTCGGTCTTAAAAAATTTGGAAAGTCCCCTGTTTCCACGGGTATTTGCATTGGGATTTGCAAGGATAACCTCTTCTTCAAGTCCTGATGCAGATTTAGGTTTGCCATCCAATGGCATAGGATTAGATAATTCCCCTGAAATGACCTCAGATCCACCCTCCTTAACATCATTGTTCTCAACCACATTATCACGTTGCCTCGGTTTCAAAGTCGTTGTGTAGTTCTTGACATAACCCGGTAAATTCACTAACACTTTAAATATTTTTTTTGGTACTTTCTTGGCTAAGTGTTTAATAGTCTTATATTTTTTCAGACTTTTAGGTTCTATGGTACTAAAAAATGTATGTCCTGCCGACAAACAAGGTTCTTCCTTAGTAACAATTTTGTCTTTCAATAAAAACTCATTTTTAGGTAATTCTATTACATTTGGTTCATTCAAACTGCCATATAAAAATAATGGTAACATAAGCTCCTCTGAGGCATAATCAGCTTTCACTTCTAAAGGACATATCTTAGAAAACTTCCTAAGGATCCATTCATTAGGACTATGAACAATCTTTGATAATTCTTTAACCATAACACACTTCACTACGCGCCAATGACATTCGCAGTCATTAGGGGGAAATGCACACACCATACATCTATCATTATGTACAACAAAAGGATATTCCATAACTTTGTCTTCAGAAACAAACATTATTCCTCCTTTTGAATAAGGCATATCATGAGCGTAAGCACATGGGAAAAACTCCATGTACAATTTTTCTTCTATATCCTCGCACTCTATAGGCATATAGACTTTAGGTACAAAAAAATCCAATTTTATAGCACTTGCTGGCACTAAATGGCACAACATTTTAACTCCAATTGACATTAATTGTTCCTCAAAAGCAGACATGTGAAATTTCTGAGCTCTAGCTGGATTAAAACTACTACCTCCAAAATTCATCCATAGCGCGTCCTTTGCCAAAAGCAAAGATTTCGACCACGCCAACGAGAATTCAGTTTCGGATTCTGTAGCAGTTTTAAAAAAACCAAAGGTATTAATGTTAAAATAGGAAACTTTAACAAAAGTATTTTTCACTTCGAGTGTATCTTCT